GTGTCTTGTCACCTAGTGATTTACAAAAAGAAAAGATATATTGTGAATCAATTTTTGAGAACGGTAGAACCCGTTTACGTTATTATACAAAAACAGATAGTTTTGAAAACGAAAATATTACAGAATCACTTGACAAATCGTTAATGTCAGTCATGGATAATGTAAAGAAATATATTCAACAAAAAGGAGAAGCCCTTTATAACTTGGGGTTAAATTATGGAAATTATTCTCCTCAAGAGACCAATCCAGAAACCGATGTACAATTCGAAGGTGTACAATCCGATATTGGTCCACCAGTTAAAGTTATGAGTGCCGATGGTCCTGTATATGCGTTTGACCTTGGTCAATCACATGGCCTTCTGCCAAAACAAATCCCAAAGATCATGGACGTGGCAATGAGTTTGCCTGATAATATCAAACACTTTCAGCTTTTAGATCCCATTTATTTGAATGGTATCCAACCACGCGTAGTTTTATCTCCCACATTGAAAGAGATTGCACCGAAAGCTGATGTGTTAATGGACATTTTCCAATATCATCGTGCAAAAATGTGCCTATTGCGTATTGATTCAAGACCTCCTCTGGGATTTTCACAGATGATTAAAGTTGCTATTACATCTACATCCGCAACTGATGAATCCGCATTTAATCGTCAAGGTGTAACATATAATTTGGCTAAGTGTCCCATCATGTATTTCTTGGTGCCATTTTGTGATCGCGATTTCATGAAAACACGTGATGAGAAATGGTTCAAGATATTGATTGAACAAGTTACACCACCAATCCTTCGCACAGATGTTCCAGAACCATTTAGATTTAGACCATCATTTGAGGTTTTGGAATTGGACTATTATGTCCATAAAGATGTGCAACCGGCTGTAACACCAATTGAGGGTATCCCATTGACAATAATTCCAACAACAGCGTTGTCAGTGTCAGTGATCAATAATGCATTGCTTGCCCCATCAACAGTCTCTACTGGCAGCACAATAACATTGCAAGGTGATGTTCTAGCTATTGATGGCGCAGTTGCAGCTGCAAATATAAGCAACACACCGTTTTATTTGTTGAGAGCAGGAACATCTGGCACTATCACAATCATCAATACGGGTTCAGCTCTACAATTGCAGTTTACCAGTGCAGGTTTGCCATATACGCTAATCCGTGATTCGGATTATATAGCAGCGGCAACCGGCTCATTTACCGGAAGGGTTAATGGTTTGCAATTAGCTGCTACAGGATCTCCTATGTTGGGAATTATCGGGCGCTTACCTACTACAATTCGTAGGCGTTTGGTCACACCAGAGAAACCCAAAGAAATTCATGTGTATGCAGCTGATATATTGGATCATCAAGTTGATCGAAAATTTGAGGAATTGTATTGGCAAAACAAAGGTAAAAGAGGATTTGTTCTACCCGGACATAAATATGAAGGTCCAGGAAATTCATTGAATAATGGAGTACCGTCAAATGAAATGGATGCTTTTGCACGNAAACACGACCTACAGTATGCTTGGGCGTCATATTTGTATGCCAACAAAAGAATTGATAAGCCGACGTTTGAATCGAAGATCCATGCAGCAGATGAAGAACTTGCAACCAACTCCAACATGACATCTCTCGATGGTATCGCGGCCAATCTTGGCATGCGAGTCAAAAAGTTTGTCGAACATTTCACAGGATTGCTTTATCCTTCTGTTGGTAACTATCAGCTAGAGGACCAAACAGATGAGGAAATCATTAAGCAATTATCGTGCACCAAGCCAGTAGATTATGTGTCAATACTAAAGGAGCAATGCGATGAAACAGGCGTTGATTTGAGATATAATTTTAAGCGTCTGGTATCTCCCGATAATGCACCTTTGTATGAATGTGTTTGCTTGGTTGGTGATAGACGATTTTCTGCAACTGAGATTGGGAAGAAGAAGGCAAAGAAAATGGCATCGTATATTATGTTGTTGGCATTAGCTGATGGCGTTTATCAATCTGACGATATCGATCCTGCTGCTTCCGAACCATCCGCACCAAAGAACCCTATGCCTCCTGTGGCAGTAGCGCGCCCTGGGAGTCTTGCAGCGGGTCAAACAGTGGGTACAATCGGAGCTAAGATCGAAGTTACAGAACAAGATTTCGTCCCCATTAATACTGTTACGGTACAAGCTGATGCGGCTACGAATGACCAGTTATTTAAGATGCGTATACACCCCGGAAATTTCACCTCAGGAGGTGTCGAATCTCAAGCCCAAATCGCGTATCGGAATCATGTGTTTTCTGGACCTGGAATGGTAAATGGAAAGATTTCATACAATACATTTAAGATTACTTCAGCAGCAAATGCGTTCCAAAACGCTCGTATCATTGTTGCTCAAATTCCACTTGAATATACATCGGCACAAATTGATGCGTTGAAAGCAACTGATTTGAAACAATTTCCCAATCGCGAACACTTTTTGCATGGAACAGAGACAATTTTCAACCCTCAGTGGGTTAATAGATTACCGGTCATTTCTAATCATGCTACAGATGCAAGCAACACCAATGGATGGTTAGTTGCTAAAATTTTAGAAAATTCCTTGGTTTCAGATTCAACAGCTCCAAGGTTAACATATTGGGTGTGTGCTAATGCAGTAGTCTATAGCATGCCTAGAACTCCTACAGCTCTTCCAACTGTAGCAACATAAATAAGAATCCGAAATTTTTGACTTCGAGCTACCATAAGTCTCGTTAGGAAGATGATTTAGTAGTGAATTTATGTAAAGTTATGTTATATAAGTGGTACCCTTATGGTCACTATAAAAAGGAAATACAAAAATC